GTACAGAGAGTCTCTCTTCAGAAAATTTACCTCCCCTTTTGGTCTAAAGGGAGGAATGATGGGTGTCTTATCAGGGGCGGTGTATTCTAAACCATACACCAACATATGCTCAGAAATATTAACACAAGTGTAACTATTACCTAAACGACTATGGACAGCCCCTAGGCTATCATCTCCGTAAAACATACTAACTACATTTTCCCTGTATGGGCTGGCTGTCAGCCCTAAAGTATCAAAATAAGCGCAACGGTGTAAAAGGGCATTGGCTATACCGTTAATAAATACCGTCAAGTTATTGCCTGAAGTGTTACCTTTGGTGAGTTTTACCAATGTGCCATTTACAGCTACGTAAGCAGAAACCACATCTGGTATAGCAGCTTCCATGATGGCTAAGTCATCTTCACTATAACCTCCAGCCGCTGCTATGGCTATCAAAATGCGCATAGTGGCAATAGTTACATTCACTGGTAGAGATTGGTCGTAAGCTTTGAAATCGCCAGCTATGATGCGATCATCGCCAAATTGCGTGATGTGGTGATGCAATTCATCCCACTCCCTGCCGCTAGCGTTAATCCCCACAGCTTGCTCACTCAAACCACTGAATATAGTTAACATGGTGGCGGGTGGTAGAAAATATTTGCGAATAATATACTTCTGAGCCACAGGTGCTCCGGTAAATACTCGTATTTTCTTTTTTGTGAGTAACGTCGGCTCATCTTTCAGAGAAGCTTTGTAAATGAAATTATATCTCTTATTCTGACGATAACAACATTGCTGCGTCAATCTCCCGTTGGAGCGTGTCACTAAGTTCTGCGACTCCATCCAGCAATTCATAATGTGTAGATAATTTGCTCTTAAAACCGTATCCACAAGATTTATTACGAGGCATAGGATCAATAAACCTTCGTCCATAGATTCCACCCATAGTTTCCTCTGGTGTTAATGGAACCATAGGAACATGTCTAGTAAATTCTGCAGTGGCTTCCAATAGTGGAGTAGTGTAATCAATGATAGCCATTTCAAGGGTTTTCGGCGAAGGGCCAAGAGAAGCCTTACCATATCCCGCTAGGGCTTTATAATAAGGTTCAGTTTCAAACTCCGCTTTAGGAGGCCCCCACAGTTGGGGACAACCCATAATACGCTCGACATCATGCGATATTAACGACATACGAACTTCTGACCTAAAAGTGGAGGCCTCGAAACAAGATCCGAGCACCTCTAGTTGCCTGTCTTCCATGTCGGTGTATAAAGGCAGATGTTTAGTAGGACATTTGTAATGCACTTCGCCCTTGGACAAGACCTTATTCCCCGCTACGGTAGTCTCGAAGTTAATATCGTCACCCGCTTCTACGGATAAGGATTTTTGTAGAGAGGGAATATTGCGTAAATAGTGTATGCCCACTAAAGCCTCATCTTGGAGGATAATAGAACAAGCTCCAAAGGTATCTTTAGGTGTTCTTCCTGCTAAGTGTACACCCACTAAGCATTTATTCGTACCCA